TACAAAATGATTAACTTCCTCTTGAGTTTTAAAAGCCCTCTCTGGAGGTGGTGTTTCTTGTACCTCTGGTTGCTCTACTTGTTCTTGAGTTTGCGTGGTCTGTTCCACTTTGTTTTCTTCCATTTTTTACTCCTTTAAATATCCCAGTTAGGGTCTGTTGGAATCCAAGTGTGTCTGCATCTATATCCACCTCTGACAATAAAAGGGTCTCCAGTAGATTTTCCTTGCCAACCTTGTGTATTCCATATTTGCCTAATTTCTTCCTCGGTTAATGTTTTATTTAGCATATTCTGACAAAAAGGTCTACTATCTCTAACCAAAGTTCCAGTATAGGTATAATGTGTCAAACCACTTTCTTTTGCTTTAGCAACTGTAAATTGTCCATGAAACTGCATGACGCTATCGTGGGCTATCTGACCTGCGTAACGTCTTAGGTTGTTTCCTGCCCTATCTGAAGCATATTGTGTGTGTAATTTTCGTATTGCATCTTCTACTTGTACTTTTTTTGCTGTATCAAACTTATTTTCGTTTATAAAATCAACTAATTCATTTATTTCTGCACTATTAGACCTTTTATATACGCCATTAATATGACTGCGTATGTTTTCTACCATATCGTCAAATGGTCTACCTGCTATTGTACTTTGATACACCTCATCATTAATAACTTTGATAAATCTTTCTGCAATATCTTCAAAACCAGAAAAACTTTGGTATTTCAAAGCATTAATAGTTTGCAAATCAACTTCAGTTAAATTTTTAAAATTATTTGGTATCGGCATTTTACCAAATGTGTCTAATACTTCTTTTGCTATTTTATTGTATTCTTCATTGATAATTAGATCAGCTTCACCTAAAAAATTTTCTTCTACTATTTGTCTAAGTCTGGGTTGTAACTGTATAGCTAGTCTTTGAGAAACTAATTCGCCTTTTGTGGCTTTTCTAACCTCTTTAATTACGTCATCTTCTAACTTATAAAGAACATTTATCATACGTTCTTCATGTTGATCGGCTAGTTTTTCTAATATCCTTGACATAAATTATAGGGTAGAACTTTTTTTCCAAGCCCTAATAGACCAGTATGCAGGGCTTAAAGTTTTCTGACCTTTTACTTTTTTTAAAACTCCACCCATTCTAGCTAA